AGCCATAGGGGCAAGCCATGCAAGCTGTGAACGAAAAAACCGGCGAGGTTTTCGAGCTGCAGGGCGGGCAGTGGGTGCCGGTGCAAAAAGCGCCTGCAGAGCCTGCAGCCAGGAAGCCCGATCAATTCGCGCGAATCAGCTCGGGCACGATGGAAAGCATGGCGGCGAGCGCCGGCGACATGCTTACGACATGGGGGCGCAACGCGCGCGGCCTGCTGGCCGATGTGCGCGGCGACACGGCGACGCAGGATCGCATCGCTGATGAGCGCATGGAAGCCGAATCGATCCGGGCCCGGATGCACGAAGAGGCGCCGATTGCGGCTGGCGTGGGCGCGATGCTGCCGGGCCTTGCGACCCTGCCCATTGGCATGGGCCTAGGCGGCGCCGGAATGCTGGCCGGTGGTGCTGGCCGGCTTGCAACGAACATCGGCAGCGGCGCCTTGACCGGCGCCCTGTCATCGCATGAGGGCGACCTTGCGGGCGGTGCGCTCGAGGGCGGCGCCTTGTCTGGTGCCTCGAGCATGGCGGCGAACATGGTGAGCCGGGTCCGAGCTGGGCGCGAAGGCTTGAAGCAAGCCAGGGCACAGCAGGCCGCAGGGCAGGCGATCGGCGGCGGGCTCGATGACGCGCAGCGGGAAATTATCGAAGGCGCGCGGCGCGCGGGCCTGCAGGTGACGCCAGGGCAGGCGCTGGGCGATGCGACCATGCGCAAGCTAGAGGCCAGCGCCACAAGTAATCCGGTGCTGTCGCCCTATTGGGATGAGCTGCGGCGCGCGAACTCGCAGCAAGTGAACACGCTCGCAGCTCGCGCGATGGGGGTCGAGGCGGATAACGTGGGCGCGGCGGTGCGCGCGCAGGCCGAAGGCCAACTGGCGCGAGACTTCAACGACATAGGCCGGCGCATCGGCAAGGTGGAAACGAGCGGCCTGCACAAAGACCTGCAGGCGCTGGCCGAAGCCGAGGCGACAGGCGGCCTGCCGACCAGCGATGCATGGCGCATCTTGAAGCGCTTTGAAAAGGGCATTGAAGGCCGGCGCGGCGCGGTGGCCGGCGAGCTGGCCGATGAGATACCCGGCGAAGCGCTGATGAACATGCGCAGCCAAGTGGCCAAGGAAATGCGCGACGCATTCGCGGCGAACAATGCGACGAAGGGCGATGTGATGGGCGAAGCGCTCGAGCTGATCGACAAGCACATTGGCAAGGCGGCGAAGGCGCGCGGCGATGAGGCCGCGGTAGAGCTTTACGGCAATGCGCGGGATCGGTGGTCGGTACTGCGCGCGATGGACCGGGGCGGCGCCACGATCGATGGGCAGGTGTTGTCAGGGCAGGCCGCGCGCTTGATGAAAGCCAGCGACAAGGGGCGCATGTGGGGGCTCGCCGATGACGCCGGGCAGACCCGGCAGATGGGCGGCACCGGGCGCCTGGGCGAAAACCCGCTGGGCGACTTTTACGATGCGCTGCGCTTTGCCAGCTCGCAGATCGGGAAGGACATTGTTGGCGATAGCGGCACGGCAACGCGCCTTGCCACTTCGGGCATGTTCGAGGGCGGCCTGGGCGCCACGGCAGGCCGCGCGGCCAGCTACGCGGCGCGCAGGGCTGTTGCTGGCCCGCTGGCGCAGCGCTACATGAGCATGTCGCCCGAGGCCGCGCAGGCGTGGCAAGCGGCGGCGCAGCGGTCGGCGCTGCAGGGATGGGCCGCAGGCCAGCAGGCCGGCGCGACGGCGGCGCGAGCTGGGCAGGGGCTACTCGCGCCAGGGCCGCAGGAATGAGGGCCGCCCTGGTGGCGGCAGCGCTCATCGGTCTGGTGGTGCTGGGGTGCGCGGTGCATGTTGTCATCGCGCCCGAAGAAACGATAGAGGCCGCAGGGGTTGCGGCCTCGGGTGTCATGCCACGCCTGCCGGCGCGGCGGGCCAGCGGGCCCTAGCGCGGCACGCGCAGGGCGGCGCGGTAGGCCGCATTGGCGAACACTTCGCAGCAACGCAGCGAGCAGAACGCGCCATAAGCGCGGTAATGGCCGGTCCATTCGCGCGAGACTTCGCGCAGCGCGAAGCCGGGCACGGTTCGATCGCGCTCGGTGTTCGTGACTATGTTAGGGCGCAGCGGCTTGTCACAGGCCGGGCACTTGGGGCGCGCGGCAGGCTTTGGGGGGGGATCGCCTATCCACGGTGCCGCGCTCATGGCGCCGGCTCTGTGTCGGCCCACGAAGGCACCAGCGAGGCGGCGTGAGCATTCCAGCGCGCGGCGAGCTTTTCGGCCTCTTCGCGCCAGAGCGTCATTCCCCATTCGCTGCCGTCCTGGGTGTCGACGACGACGAAGGCGCCAGCGCCGATGCACATGCCCCGGATCGCTTTCACGATGTAGCGGGGCGCGGTCACAGCCAGACCTTTATTTCCGGGCGGCGCTCTAGCCCTGCTAGCTGGGTGATCTTGGCGCAGGCATTCAAGGCCGCGCCGGCAGTCTTAAAGCACTGCAGGATTGCAGGCTCGCGCGTGCTTGCCAGCGGGGCGTGAATCTGATCGCCGCTGATCCATACGGTGAACTCACCGTCAGAGTGGCGATGCACTCTCAGGTAAAGCGCCGGGTAGGTGTCAACGTTTTCGCGCAGCGTGCGCGCGATCTGTTGCATGGTCTGCCGGGGCGTGCGCGTGTAGTCGCTGGGCAGCGCGGCGCGCGCGTCTAGCGTGGCCTGTTCTTCCGGCGTCAGGGGCCGATTGACTGCGGCAAGGTTTGCCATGTGGTGCTTTCAATGCATCGCGGAGTGCGACCTACGCATTGTGCCAGCAAAACAGGCAAAGCGCAAGCGAAAGGCGCAAAGCGCCTAGAGCGAGCCACCTAGGCCGACCGATTTAAACGCGCCAGGAGCGCCGCAAACAAGGCCCAAGCTACCACCCTAGCCGGGCCCGCAAGATCGCAGCGCCTGGGCCGGCCTAGAACGGAATGTCCCGCACCCAGTAGCGCAGGCGCGAGGCGATCGGCAGCGCCAGCGGATCGGCGCGCTGGGGGAAGCGCTCGAACAGCTCCCAATACCGGCGCAGCAAGGGCGGCGGCTCGCTGGGCAGCTCTAGCCGGTGCGCCAGCAGGCGTGAGAGCTGGTCAGCTTGGCGATACAGGCGACGATTCCAGCGGAAGCGCATAGGGTTTCTATCGAGCGGCGGTGCTCAAAAATGAGGCAATGCACTAGATGGAAGGATCGAATCCCGCCCATTCCGCCCGCAATGCTAAATACCAAATACAGGTTTGACAAAAAAGGAAATTCGTGGCGGGTTCCGCCGCTAGGCGGGCGCGCAGGTGGTGGGTTGTGATATACGCGCGCGCGAGAATGTGGACAAGTCGCGCAAAACGGTGGGCAAGTTACCCACAAGGGGCGCGCGCTGGCGCCCCGGTGTGGATAACTCAGACGGCGAGGGCGGGCTGCATGTCTCGGACGGCGCGGAACTCTTGCGCCAGCTCGCTTTGCGGGTTCGGTCGGAAGTTGGCAGCGGCGGCAGCATTGGCCTTCGCGCGCTGCGCCGGGTCTTTCGGGGGCCGGCCTCGCGGCTTGCGCACCGACAGGCGCGCGACGGCATCGGTATAGCCGTGCAGCGCCTTCGCCTGGGCGGCCTGTTCGGCGCGGATGGCGTCAATCGCGGCGCCCAGCTTGTGCAGTTGGACGGCAATGAAGGCCAGGGCTGCGCCCAGCATCACAGCGAGGACATAGTTTTCGATCATTTCAATCCCTTCGGGGTAGCTATCACAAGGAAACCGGGGGCAATCGTACCGCAGGCAATAAGCCGCGCGCGAATGATGACAAAAAAAGCTAAGCCAGGACCTGCGGATTGTTGCCGTGAAACGTCAACGCAGAGGGCAATCGGTGCGCCTGGGCGACCTACCGGGCCTGCAGCCGGTGCAATCATTCTAGGGGGGTATAAGACCGGCCATAGTCAGGCGAATCGAATCTATAGAGAATCCGGCCCATGCAGGCCACCGACGAAGATCGCCCCGAATTCGAGCTGACGCCATTTGTGCCGCCGCCCGATGAGCCGGCCAGCGCTGTTGTCGGTCAGGTTGACCTATTCGGCCCTGTCGAAGAGGCCCTGAGCCTGCAGGATGTGCAGAAAGCGATCCGGGGCATATCGAGGCCGCGCGACTTGCGCCCCCTGGTGCAGAAAAGCACGCACGATCCGCTGATGAACATGCTCGAGCTGGCGATGCAGGCCAAGCAAGCGGGCATGGCTGAGCTGGCTTTCTCGCGCTTTGCAGAATGCCTGCCCTATATCTGGACAAAGGTTCACAGCCAGGGCCTTGCAGCCGTGCTCGAGGGCGCGAACCCGCAAGGCACAGGCGAAGTGGTCTATCGTTGGCACAATCCCGATGACGGCCAGCAGCGATGAGGCGCACAGGCACAGGTGCGAAGTGCGGCAGATTCTGCGCTGGCGAGCTGAGCGCGGCGCCAAGTGGGTGCGCGTGCTACTCGATGACATTGCAGCGAGGCGCGGCCAGGCCGCCGCCGATCGCATCCGCTGGGATTGCGAGCGCGCATGGAAGAGTGGAGACCGGGGCCAGTGAGCGCGCAGGTAATCGCCATCCCCTACTGGCCCCGGCCCTATCAATGGCCGATTCACAAGGCCACCGAGCGCTTTCAGGTGATCGTGGCGCACAGGCGAGCCGGCAAAACCGTGAGCCTGGTCAATCACCTACTGCGGGCTGCACTCACAGCTCGCCACCCGGCCGCGCAATTCGCCTACGTTGCACCGACCTACCGCATGGCAAAGCGCATCGCCTGGGATTACGTCAAGCGCTACGCAGGCGCGGTGCCAGGGTTCAAACCCAACGCGAGCGAGCTATCGGTGCGGCTTGGCAATGGCGCAAAGATCATGCTGCTGGGCGCCGATGCGATTCACGATCTGCGCGGTATCTACCTGCATGGCGCGGTGCTTGATGAGTACGCCATGATGAGTCCGCGCGTGTTTCCCGAAGTGATCCTGCCGGCCCTGATGGATTACAAGGGCTTTGGCATCCTGGCGGGCACGCCATTGGGTGCGAACCAGCTCAAGCGGGCCTACCTGAGCGCGCGCAACGGGCAAGCCAACTGGCGCGCGCACTTGCTGCGGGCCAGCGATACGCACGCCATCCCGGCCGCTGAGCTGGCAATCGCACGCGCGAACATGAGCGACGCCGAATATGCGCAGGAATTCGAGTGCAGCTTTGATGCCGTCATCAAGGGCGCCTATTACGGCGAGCTGATCGCAGCGGCAGAGCGCGAGGGCCGCATCGGCAAGGTGGACTTTGACCCGGCGCTTGCGGTCACGGTGGCTGTTGACCTGGGGATGCGCGACGCTTTCGCGGTGTGCTTTCTGCAGGAGCATCCGAGCGCCGGCCAGGTGCGGATGATCGACTACCGCGAATTCCACGGACTTGGCCTGCCGCAAGTCAAGGCCGAGATTGACCGGATGCCTTACCCGGTGGCGCATTGGATCGGGCCGCATGACTTGGCGGTGCGCGAGCTGGGCACCGGCCGCAGTCGCATTGAAGTCGCGCGCAGCTTGGGCATCAATTTCGCGGTGGCGGCGAACCTGCCGCTAGGGGATGGGCGCGAGGCGGTGCGCCAGGTGTTGCCTACGCTCTGGATCGACGCGCAGCGCTGTGAGACTTTCATCGACGCCATGCGCCAGCATCGCGCGGAGTATGACGAAGAGCTGCAGATTCATGGCAAGCAAGCGGTGCACGATTGGACAAGCCACGGTGCGGATGCCTTCCGTTATTACTGCGTGAGCCGGCCGCGCTACACGCTCAGCAATTGGGCGGCGCCTGCCGGTGGCGCCGATGTTTCACAGGTTGCAGGAATGCGCCGCAGGCGCAGGGGGTAAGACATGCTCAGCAAGGAAACAATCGCGCAGGTGCTTGAAAAAGAGCTTGCGAATGCTATCGACATAGATCGCAGTCTGGACAACGGCACCCGACAGATGGCGGTGGACTTCTACACTGGCACTCTGCCGGCCAACGATACGATCTTGCCTGGCCCTGCGCCTGGCTCTGCGCCTGGCGATCCGGCAACCGAGCCGCTGATGCCACCCAGCGACGACCCGAATCGCGCTGCCGTCTCGCTTGACGTTGCGGACATGACTGAGGCGGTGGTGTCTCAGCTCTTGCCAGCTCTTGAAGCGCCAGGCGCGATCGAATTCGAGGCAATGGGGCCGGATGATGAGGCGCGCGCGCAGCGAGAAAGCGCGATCGTGCGCAGCGTCATCATGGAAGGCCGCGCAGGTGAGGGCGGGTTTGTGGCCCTGTCGGAAGGGGTCAAGGATGCCCTGCTGATGCGAACCGGCGTGATGGCGCTATGGGTGCAGCGGCGCGAGACGCGCACGCCGGAAGAGTGGGAAGCGGTGCCGGAAATGGCGGTGGGCGAGCTGGCAATGCCCAGCGCGGAAGGGCAGAGCGTAGAGGGCCTTGCAATCGAGCGCGACGAAGAAAGCGAGGCCGCGCGCGAGGGTGAGGGGCCGGACCTGTTCCGCGTCAAGCTCACGCGCGTCGATGTGGACAAGCGCCTGGTGCTCGCTGCGGTGCCGCGCGAATGCTATGTGACCAGCAACCCCGAAACGCGCGACGCCAACGAAGCCCGGTTCTGTGCCGATCGCATGGTGATGACGCGCAGCGATTGGATTGCCGAGGGCTTGCCGGAAGATGAGATAGCAGAGCTGCCGGCCTGGACGGAAGAGGGCGACGTAGGCTACATCGAGCGCAACAGATCGGTGGGGTGGTCAGAGCAGAGCCAGGCCAGCGCACAGCCGGCCACCGAGGCAATCGAGCTGTGGCGCTGCTATGCGGTGCTGGCCGATCGGGAAGATGGCGCGCGCGGGCAGCGATACCGCATCTTCTATTCACGCGCGGCCAAGCAAGTGATAGGCGAGCCGGAACAGGTGGGCCGGGTCTGCTATGCGCTGGGCGTGACGACGATCTTTCCGCATCGCTTGGAAGGGGTGAGCCTGTTCGATTCGATCGGAGAGATTCAGGAACTCAAAACCAAGGGCCTGCGGGCCTGGACTGAGAACCTGCACAAGGTCAACCGCCCGCGCCTGGGCGTCGATGAAAGCCTGGTGAACCTGGCCGATGCGATGGATGCCACGCAAGACATTGTGCGGATGCGCGGCCCCAATGCCATGATGCCCATACCGTCGATCGACGCCGGGCCGTCCGTGCTGGCCTATCTGAACTACTGCGACCAAGCGCGCAGCGAGCGCGGCGGCTCTAGCCTCGACATGCAGGCCGCAACGATGCAGATTGCCAGCAATCAGACGGCGCAGGGAATCGAGCGGCAGTATTCGACGAAGGAAGCGCGCGCGGCGATGATGGCGCGCACCTTTGCAGAGACGGCCATGCGCCAGGTGTGGCTCGCAGCTCACTACTTGCTGCGCACCCATTGGGGCGGCCCGATCGCGGCCAAGGTGAGCGGCGAATGGGTGCAGGAAGAGCCGGCGAAATGGCGCCCACGTTCCGGGGTGGTGGTGCATGTCGGTGAGAGCCGCACACAGGCCGCGCAGCGCTCGGGCGCTCTGCAGGCAGTGATGAGCGCGCAGGCCCAGCTCATGCAGACCGGCAAGGCCGGCGTACTCACCGACGATTCGCGGATCTTCAATGCTTTCACGGATTGGGCCTACTCGCAGAATCTGCGGATGCCCGAGCGCTACTTTATCGATCCGGCAAGCCCCAATGCACAGAAAGCCGCACAGCAGCAGGCGCAGGCCGCGCAGCAGCAGCAGCAGCGGGCCGAGGCGATCGCGCTCGCCACCCAGCGCGCTACGCTCATGCTCGAAAAGTACAAAGTTGACCAGAGCGCGCTATCTGACCTGATCGGAACAATGGTCAAGGCCGCGATTGAAGAGGCCAAGCTCACCCTACAGCCTGACCCATTGGAAGAGGCCCAGCTCATCGCGGGCAGCGCGGCCGGCAAGGCGAGCGCGGGCGCCGATGAGGCCGCAGCGGCGGCGAAGCCTGGCGGCGAGCGGCCAGCGCTGAATGGGGCGGCGGCGTGACCGACCCTAAGCTGACCGATGGCGCCTTTGCGACCTGGCTGTTCCGCCTGGTGCGCTCGGAAGAGTGGGCCGAGCTGCAGCGGCGCTATCTGCAAGGCGTGACGGTGCGGACGATTGAAAGCGGGTTCGATGAGAAACAGGTGGCGGAGAGTGCGCGCGATTACAAAGGGGCGCGTGCTTTCATGCTGTGGTGCGACAACGAAGTGAGCCGAAAGGCAGGGGACATTGATGGCCGGGCAACAAGGTACGCAAAGCGCGCGGGCAACATTGCGCGCGAAGTCAACGGAACAGGCCGCAGCGGCGCAAGGGGATGACGCGCCTGCGCCGATCCTGGGCAGTCTCGCATCGCGCGCGGCAGCGCTGATCGCGGGCCAGGACGATCCGGCGCCGCAGGGCGACGATGACGCGGCCGGCGACGCGGCGCACGACACGCCACCCCTGCGCGGGCCAGCTCGGGACGATGAGCCACCGGACGAACCGGAACAGCCGGCCGAGGGCGACGAAGAGGGCGAGGCCGACGACGGCGACGGAGGCGACGCGCCACCGGCAAGCCTGGATGACGTTGCCAAGCGCCTGGGCATGACGCGCCAGGAATTCAACGCAATCCCGGTGCAGGTGGGCGGCGACACGCTCACGCTTGGCGAGCTGAAAGCCAAGCTCCCCGAGCTGGCGAGGCTTGACAAAGACCGGGAAGCGCTGGACGATGAGCGCGGCAACTGGGAATTAGAGCGGGTTGCAAGCTATCGCAACATCAATGCGATCGTTGACCAGCTACCCCGAGGCGCCATTACGCAAGGTGTGTTGCGCCAGCTAGAGCAGCAACACGAAAACACGCGCAATAGAGAGCTGGAAAACCTGCACTTTGCGCGCCCCCGGTGGGCAGATCCCACCTACAGCGAGGGCGCGCGGCAAAAGATTCTCGCGGTGGCGAAGTCTTACGGTTTCAGCCGGGTGGAAATTGAGGGCCTGATGGATCATCGATTCATCCTATGGGCGCAAGATGACGCCGAGCTGCGCGAGAAAGTCAAACAGAGCCGCGACGCGGCGCGCAAGGTCAACGAACCGTCGCTATCGAGGGCGAACGGTCAAGGGGCGGCGCGCGGCGCCACGGATGCGACCTACACCCGGCCCCGGCCCAAGCAATCGCAAGCAGAGCGCATCGCAGCGGTGGGGGCATTGATGCGACGGAGATAGTCATGGCCCTGGTTACTCATGCCACCTTGAAGAACGCGCCACGCGGCGGTTTCGTGCCCGAGGACGTAATGGCAAAGGTGTGGAACATTTCGGCGATCCCGCTGCCTTTCACGGACCTTGTGGGCAGCTCGGAGAGCCACAAGAACGAGTATTGCGAATGGACGAAGGACGACCTCGCGGCGCCCGATCTCGCCAACGCAGTGATCGACGGCAGCGATGCCGGCGCGGACAACAACAAGGTGGGCCTGCGGCAAGGCAACCACTCGCAGATTTCCGCCAAGGTGGTGAGCGCATCAAGCCGCGCGCGCAACGGCGGCACCATCAATATCGGCGACGCATACGCCTATCAGGTGATGATGCGCCAGCAGGAACTCAAGCGCGACATTGAAGCAATCAGCCTGTCGAATCAGGCGAGCGTGGCCGACACTGGCGCGGTGGCCGGCAAGGCGGGCGGGTTTGACGCTTGGCTTGTCACGAACACGAACAATGGCGCCACCGGGGCGAATGGCGGGTTTGTGGCGGGCACCGGCTTGGTGTCGGTGGCGGTGCCGGGCACGAAGCGGGCCCTGAGCGAAACCATGATCCGCGACGTGGCGCAGGCGGTCTGGACGAAGGGCGGCAATCCTTCCACGCTCATGGGCACGCCCCCGGTGATCCGCAAGCTGTCGGCCTACATGTTCGGCACTTCGGCGCAGGTGGCGACGTTGACCAGCGATGTGCGCGAAAAGCGCGGCGCGGCGGTGGCAACCGGGTCGGTGAACGTGTTCGTTACCGATTTCGGGGTGATCCTCGAAATGGTGGCGAATCGCCTGCAGCAGCCCACGGCAGCGGCGACCAGCTCGCTGTTCCTGATCGACCCTGACAAGGTGACGCAGAGCTATCTGAGCCGGCCTCAGACAATCGAGCTGGCAAAGACCGGCCTGAGCCAGAAAGGGCAGATGTACGCCGATTGGAGCTTGAAGGTGATGAACGAAGAGGCGCACGGCGTCATCCGGGCGGTGGATGAAGCGCTTGCCGTCATCGCTTGACACGCAGGCCGAAATTGGCGCAGCATTAGGGCTTACGCAGTGCCAATGAACCGGGGCCAGCGCTTATCGCGCTGGCCCTTTTTTGTTCGGGGGTCCGATGTTCCGGGTACGGATGATGACCGAGGGCGAGCGCCTGTCAGTGGTGACGCATCACCCCGCGGAGCGCCTGATTCTGGAAACAACGGCGGAGCTGCAGAAGTGCGAGCCGATGCAGGACCGGGAGGGCCTGGGGCGCTGGGCCCTGTCGATCCCGTTTCTGCATTGGGTGGAGCTGCGCCGCAAGTACCCCGAGCTGGCAAGCCCTGACGCGGCCATCAAAAGCCGCGCCTATGCGCGTTTCATGCGGTCGGCTGAGTCGATCCCCTATCGAGTGAGGGCAACGATATGAGCGGCATTTTCCGGCCTCGAGGCCCGCTGCGGCGCATCACGGCCAACGCGGGCAATTCGGGGGTGATCGCGGGCGGGCGGCGCAAGGGCACCGGGGTTGCGCCAGGGTCGATCGCATTCGTGGGCCCACCGATCGCCAACATCGCGGGCGCGACCGGCGTGCCGATTACCGCAGTGCCAACGGCGGGCCTGTTCGCCAACGATACCGGCGCGGCTGTGTTCGCCAAGGTGGGTATCTGGCCGAGCTGGCTTGCCCTGTCGGCCATCGGAACAATCAGCGGCACGCCTACAGGGGCGGGCAATCATCCCAATGTGCAGGTGAGCTGCACCGAGGCCGGCAAGGGCGGCGCGGTCAGCAATGCCTTCGCGGTGACTGCGACATGAATGCCGACGAATTGCGCGCGGCGCTTTCCGCGTACATGAAGCGCACCGATCCCGAGACGATCGCCAACGAACCTACAGCGCTCGAGCTGTCGCGCCTGCTGGTGGGCGTCACGTTCTTTCCGCATGAGTCGGAGACCGTGGTGCCATCGCTGGCGATCGTCGACGGCGAGGCGCCGCTGCCGGATGACTTCGGCCGCGCGGTGGCGGTGGCGAAGGACTTCGCCTACACGGCGCCGCGCGTGTGGCGCTCGCTGCAGGGCAACGCGCGCGAGCTGGCCGGGCGCTTCACGGTGTACGGTGGCGCGCTGCATGTCCACCCGGCGCTTACCGAGGTAAGCCTTGTCTACAACCGGCAACCCGAGGCGATCGTGGGCACTGCCTCGAATTGGCTGAGCGAGCTTTACCCGCAAGTGTGGTTGCACGCGGCCAGGGCTGAGCAGTATCGGTTTATCGAGGACACGGAAGGCGCGATGCAGGCCGATGGCTACTGGCGCGGCCTGGCGCAAGAGCTGGCGGCGGTGGCGGAAGTGACGCGCCAGGCGGGCGGTTTGATTCGCATGAAGTCGAGGTAAAGCATGGCACTCGAAAATCTAGTCGGCGCGGACAAATTCATCAATGCCCTGGTGGTGAGCAATCCCACCGGGGGCGATGACAAGCGGGAAGGCGATGACCATATCCGCGGCTTGAAGAACACGCTTAAAAACACTTTCCCGAATATCAATGCCGTAGTCACTGCCACGCCTGCGCAATTAAATGACGTTGCCAACAAGGTCAGCAAAGCCGGCGACACGATGACGGGTGCACTAACCGCGCCAGGGCTAAATACCCCGCGCGTTGGTGTGCAATCTGTGGAATCTGATTTTGCGATCATTACCGTAAAAAATGGGGCCGGGGATAGGGTGCTAGAGGCCCTGTATGCAGGCGCGGGCACAGCGGGCGTGTATGGAGTTGCCCCCGGTGGCGTGGGTTTCAATTCTCAGGGCGTTGGTGGGTTGAGTTTTTCCGTTGCCGATGTTGAGCGCATGCGGATTAACGAAAATGGGTGGTTAACTGTTGGCGGTGTACCTGACGCTGCCGGCCACTTGTTATATCAAAAAGGGGCGTGGACACTAACGCTGAGAGCTACTGGCGATCAGGGCTTGTTTGTAAATATGTCTCCGACCGCCGCCAATTCTTCCTATCTTGCATTGTTTGCGCGCGGAGGTGTAGTTACTGGCTCGATTACACAGAGCGGCACAACGGGAGTTTCGTATAACACAAGCAGCGACTATCGCCTAAAAGACAACGTTTCCGCGCTGCCGGCATCTGGCGCCTTTATCGATGCGCTGAGGCCGCGCGGTTGGACATGGAGGGCAACGGGCGAACACGGCGCCGGCTTCATTGCTCACGAATTGCAGGCGGTTAGCCCATCGTCTGTGTCGGGCGCAAAGGATGCGACCGACGACAAGGGGCCGGTGCTGCAGCAAGTGGCCTACGCAAGCCCAGAAATCATCGCCAACATTGTTGCGGAGCTCCAAAGCCTGCGCGCTCGCGTGGCCGCGCTTGAAGCGCTGCCGGTGCCCTGACATGCCGCGCAAGGTTGCCACGTTCGCCCCTAGCGGGGTGGTGCTCGATGAAGTGCCACCGGCCTGCGCGCTTGACGTTTACACCGGGGCGCACAATTTCCGGGTCGAGGGCGCCGGCATGAAACTATCCGGTGGCTCGCAGGTACTGCACAGCCTGGCGGCGCTGGCGCCGCTGGTCCCTAAATTCGGGATGCTGGCGCCGATTGATGCGGTGGGCTATTCGCTAATCATGGGCGATACCGGGGTTGCAGTCAGCGACGGCAATGCGATCCTTGCGAACCTGGCGCCGGCCGGGTGGAGTGATTTCACGCCGGGCGTGATGACAGGCGCAGTATTGGGTGGCGTCGCGGCTTTCAATTACAGGGGCGATCCGCCTTGGTATTGGGACGGCACGCTTATCGCGGGCGCGGTCAAGCCGCTGCCGGGGTGGATTGCCGGCAAGCAGTGCCGGGTGATTGGCGCCTTCGGCCAGCATCTATTCGCGGGCAGTTTGTACGGCGCTGCGGTAGAGGATGAGCAGCTGGCCTGGTCCGATGCTGCAGCGGCGGGCACGGTGCCGGCGACCTGGGTTCCTACTGCGACGAATCAGGCCGGCCAGCTCGGGCTATCCACCGGGGTCGGTCCTATTCAGGTGCTGGCGGCGCTGGGTAATTCGCTGATGGCGTACCGCAGCGAAGGGGTTTTCGCGCTCGATTATGTCGGCCGGCCCTATATCTACTCTGCGCGCCTGGTGGCGGCCGGAGCTGGCGCCGCGTCAATGAATTGCGTGCTAAATGTCAAGGGTTCGCATGTGCTCATATCGCAGGGCGACATTGTGCAAACCGATGGCACCACGGTTCGCAGCCTGGGCGAAGGCAGATTGAAGGAATGGCTTTTCTCGCAGATGAGCAAGGCCGGCCTCGAGCTGGCGCATGGTTACGTCAATACTGCGACCAGCGAGGCGGTTTTTAATGTCGCGCTCGGGCGGGATGATCGGTGCAACTATTCGATCGCCTGGAATTTCGAGCGCGATAAATGGTCGATCCGCGAGCTGCCCGAGGATACGCACACATGGATGGGCCTTCGCGCACAGGGCGGGCCGGCGACCTGGGATGCTGACGCGGGCCTGTGGAGTGCCGATCCGGGGTATTGGGACGAAGGCATTACCGGGGGCTACCGGGTCAAGGCTTTTGCGGCCTGCCCGAATCATGGGGTCCTGGTGCTCAATGAGGGCTATCAGCGCTGGACCGGCGAAAACATCGTGGGCACGCTCGAGCGCACCGGCCTGCGGATCGGCAACGGCGACACGATCGCCAAGGTGCAGCGGCTGATCCCGGCAATCGAGGGCTCGCCCGGTACGGTGGTGCAGATTCAAGTCGGCGCCCAGCTCGCAGCCAATGGCCCGGTCACATGGGGCGCCCAGCAGGCTTTCATCCTGGGCCAGTCGGTCAAACATGACTGCAACGCGCGCGGGCGGTTTGTGGCGGTGCGCTTCGGCTGCGCTGGCCCGGAACAGCCTACGGTGGCCGGGTTCTCGCTCGAATTCGACGATGGGGGCAGGCAGTGACGCTCAAGACCGACATGGCCGGCCTTTTCTCGGTCGGTGCGCCGCCGCAAAGCGGCGAGCTGAGCGGGCTTTTAAGGTGGTGCGCTCGCTTGTTCAATTTCCTGCAGGGTTTCCTTCGCAGGCCAGAGTTTCCCGGCATCGTGTTAACGCGGATCGACGCGACGAACATCGATGAATTCAAGCCCGAGGACGGCATGCTGATTTACGCGGGACCGGGCACGCTCGGACCACAGGAAGGGCTCTACGTGCATGAGGCCGGGGTATGGAAAAAGCTGGCCGGAAGCTGAGCGAGCGCGGGCCTTTCTTCGGGCTTGTCGAGCCGGGCCCGGCGCTTATCGAGCTGTGGCCTCAGTGCGTCAGCTACGTCGCGGAAGCGCTTTCGCATTCGGTGCAACACGAGTGGAGCAGCTCAGAGGTGTATGCGCGAATCGAGCGCGGCGAATTCTTGCTCGCAGTCGTCGCCAGCGGGCGCAGTGTCATCGGCGCGATCGTGTTCGACATTGCGACCGACCCGAGGGGGCGCAAGTATGTGGCGGTGGTGTGTTGCGGCGGGCGCGATCTGGCGCAGTGGCTAGGCGGCCTGGTGGCCCTGTGCAAGCACTTGGCCCTGATGGCGCAGGCGCAGCGCATCGTGATCGTGGGCCGGCGCGGGTGGGCGCGCATCCTGCGGCACTACCGGCTGCGGGTCGAGGCTGTGATCGCGGGATGCGACACGGATGCGATCGATTGCCACGGCGAGATTGAAGTGGTGCCGGATTTTCAAGGGGTGAGCTATGGGTAGCGCGAACAGCAGCAAGCAATCAAGCACGGGCACCACAAATTCATGGGGTGGCTCTGAGAACTACGGTTTCAA